GGCGCGTAAACTATACGAAGCCACCCAGCATCTGCATCAGAACAGGGCTGATGAATTCAAGCAGACACTGCATGAGATAAACACCGCGACATTCAAGGGAATGCAGGACAAGTATCTCACTGAGTCAGAGCGCATCGAAGACGCGTCAGAACGCGCTGACCTTTTCATGCGGGGCATCTTCTATGCAGAAGTTATGCAAGACGGTGAGCCTGTCTATGTGACCGAAGAGAACGGCGACATCCGCTATTCAGACTGGGCACAAGATATCTTCAATGACCAGTACGACTATCACATGGCTAAAAGTTACTTTGAGCCTGACGATGTGTGCCGCAATGGTAAGCCAATCGCTGACTGTGAGTGCTGTTAGCACCGCGCAGCCTAACTGAAAAATGCTGCAAATAGGGGATGCTTATGCCCATATATCGACCACCATAAATCAGGAGTAATCCCATGACCATATCGTTAATGGTTCGCTTCGCACGTCCGGCTGACGTATCACCGGATGCGCTGGGTGAATGTGACAAGTGTGACCGCGTTGTCGGCATCGACCATGCGCTGGACATCGATCTATCCGAACAGGAATTGTGTATCGGTGATGAGATACCAGCGGGCGGGTGTCCACACTGTGAGGAAGGACTAATATATGTCTTTGAAGATGAATGAACATAACTGCAAATGCGGGCAGCCCGCTGACGTTGTCGAGAATGACCGTGACTACAGTTGTGCTAAGTGTTGGCTAAGTATGAACAGGAGTAAGAATGTTAAATCCACAGAGAATTTTCGCTATCACAGAACATCGGCTGCCACCAGCTACCAGTACAAGTAGGGGCTGGGGCAGAACAGACCGCGAGTTGTTTGCTTGGTGCAGATACTTTGCTGATGATTATGATTGGATCGGATGGGAAGCTAGGGCCAGGTTCTGGCGGAACAAACAGACCCAATACCAGGCTGCCTATGAACGGAATGAACAGTTAGGAATCCGGGGTCATACCTCAGATCCGCTGGTCGAAAACGAATTGAACGACCGAGGCCTTGAAGAACAGGTACAGCAATGCTATATGTACCAGTATAAACAAAATGTAAGACAGGAGAATGCATGAAGAAACTTTATGACCTACGTTGTGAACGTGACTGGCCTGTGGATAATCTGACCGGCTTCTTCGTTCTACTCCAAGCCATTCTATTTGTGATCATCGGGTTGCTCTAGTGCAATTAGAGCATCCTTATGCCAAAGCCTACCCTAAGTTCCTAAAGATCCTAAAGACTAACTTAAAGTACCTTTAGTTCCTTAGAGTTATCATCATATAGAATAACATATAGAAACTTTAGACAAACAGTAAGACAACAGAAAGACAACGTAATGACCTATAATGCATATGATGCGTCTTCCAGAGAGGCGCGATTACTTCGGGCTGATGCTGGTGACTACATCAAGCGTCTTAGGATTGAAGCTCAGTTAACACAAAGACAACTATCAGAAATCCTTGGACTTGAGTACTACACTTTTGTCTCGCAGCTTGAGTGTGGTCAGGGAAGACTCCCGCCTAAACTTTGGGTGATGACAGCCAAAGCCCTTGGACAAGACCCAAAAGAATTCAGCTTAAAGATGCTGGGGTTCTACGACCCGTATGCACATCATGCAATAACAACTGGAAAGAACAAAATATGACTAATGTAATCTCTATACGACAGTTTACTCGTCTCATGTTCACTGAAGATGATAAAAAGTATCTGAACCAGATGAGTATAGCTTTCGCCTCACAAGGTTTACCCCATGAATTGGTTTATGGGGTAACCGATGAAAACCAAGAGTGGTGTCTAGTTCGCAAGCTAACTCAACCGCTCCACGTTTGTCGTGAGGCTTGTGAATTTTGTCATACCTTAGACAGCTACATTGTTGCAGAGATATGTGTAACGCCAATGGGCTATCGACATCAGGGTAGTTGGGGCAACTTAACTCAACCAACACTTAGACTACTGTTCGACCGGCTAATGCCTGAAGCCTACAACGATGTCAAAGCGAGGGTGCGGTAAATGTTAGAAGTATACAGTAGACCTAACAGTCCGTATTGGTATTACAAAGTTCCAGTACTTGATGATGATGGGCACGTCATTCGTTATGAACGTGGGTCAACCAAGCGTACTGACAAAGGTGAAGCGCGTAAGGTTGCACAAGCCATCGCAAAGAAAATTAAAGACCGTGATCAGCTAGGTGTCCGTGAGAGCGGAACGATTGCTGACGCTGGTCAGATGTACACTGATGAACTCATTGCAACGGGGAAGCCATCAGCCAAGGACGCTCGTACTTTTATGTCCAAGCTGTATAGTAAACCTGACAGCAGCGAACCTATCAGTCGGCTGAATAAACACTGGCTATCCAAGCTGAAGAACCAGCGGGTACGCGAGGGTCTATCACCACGATACATCAACAACGAACTGACATTCTGGGTGTCTGTCTTCATGAAAGCCCGTGATGAATACAACATGGCGGTCGATCTGTCGGCAAACTTTAAGAACATCAAGATGTCTACTCAGGACAAGACACGGTATCTCATGACCGGCGAAGAGGAACGGCTGTTAGCTGAACTGCATCCGGAACGTGACATCAAGGGTCAGCCAGGATTTGGCAACCGGCATCCTGAGACACAACAGAAACTACAGGATCAGTACGACTTAGCTATCGTACTAATTGATACCGGTGTCCGCTACTCCGAAGCCGCTGGCATCCAGTGGTCAAGCGTAGACACCATCGGCTGGACGACAATCAATGTGTACCGAACTAAGGTAGGCAATGAGGGTCAGCTAGTCATGACGGATCGTCTCAAAGAAATAATGCAACGCCGTTTTAGAGGTTCCGGCAATTCGCATTATGTCTTTGCGTCTCCCTGCGATCCGTCAAAACCACGCGGGTACTCAACGAAGGGTATCCGCAAAGCAATCGACCGTGCCGGTCTGAATTCTGAAATCCTCGTCAGACGGCACGGTCGGTTCACCGTACACTGCTTTCGCCACACTTTCGCCTCGCGTCTGGTGCAAGCAGGGATGTCACTCTATGCAGTCAGCCGTCTGCTTGGGCACAGTGATACCCAAATGACACAACGCTATGCACACCTGTCGCCTAGCCAAGTGGCAAACGAGGCGGCAACCATACTTAACAATCTGAGGAACTAACTGAATGACATACGATCAATTTATGAACAAGATATTCTGGATGTGCGTTGATGCACTAAACGAATGGTCGGCTCTGATGGGCTGGACATACGAAGAGTTAAACATCTGGATATTCATTGTGGCTCATCCGCTGCTCACACTATTCCTATTCTTTATGGTGTGGTGGCAGAAGTCGGCACACTACCGGCACATCCAGCAAATACATGACAAGTATTTACTGTACACCGGCGCATATTTATCTAGGAAAGACAGTTAGTTGAGTTGGTTGCGGGGGTTGGATTTGAACCAACGACCTTCAGGTTATGAGTCTGTAATCCCCGCACTAACCTATTGAACCCATTAGTTTTTTCACTGCTATATCAATGAACTACAGTGAACCTAAGTTAATAATACAGCAAACACAAAGGGTTAGCATGACTAAAGAATTCGGCACATTACTAGCACACACGCTCGATCCATCGGCTGAAGAAGAACAGCGTAGGGTTGAACTAGCTGGCGTTGAAGAGGGCGTTCAGAAATTCCGTAAGCTACTTGCGGAAGGACGTATCGCAGACGCTGGGGCGGGGCGTAAGATATTCACGGAGACAATGCAGATGATTATCCCTGCAATCCGTGAGGCACAAGAACAAGCCATCGAAGGGATTGCCAACAGCGGACCAGGGGTACGCCCCGTCTGGTGGTGGTACATCAGCTTCGTATCTCCAGAGAAGATTGCGTACATCGCATTGCGCTCTGTGTTGGCTATCCGTCTGGCGAAAGCCAGCCTTGGTCGCCCAGCGCGGAACGTGTGTCTCGACATTGGTCTGGCTATGAAACAACAGGTCGAGTTCGAGACATGGTTAAGGACATCTAAAGATGAAGCAAAGCAATCGGGCGGCATTGATGTCGCGGCTCGTCTCGTCAGGACGGCGAAGAACTTCAACCAGCGTCAGTGGGGCAACTGGTCACGGCGTATCAAGTCAATCGAAACTCTCGATTGGCGAAGAGATGTCCGGATGCACATCGGCGCAAAGATCCTCGACCTCGTTATCGAAAACGGTGGGGGATTCTTCGAACTCCGGTACGTCCAAGTCAGAAACAAAACAGAGCGACAAGTATTCTTGAGTGATGCCTGTCGTGCAATGATGGAAGACATAAACAGCCAGCTAGAGTTAGCCGCCCCTGTACTGAAGCCTATGATCATAGAGCCTCGCCCGTGGGCATGGGATGAAGAGAACCAGCGGTATGATGGTGGCTACTACATGGTCGATATCGATTTCATTAGAGGCGGATTGCATAAGCATACGTCTGTACTGAATGACCCGCTGTCTCGCACAACGACACGGGCAGCGAACTATCTGGGCTGGTGTCCATTCCGGATTGATGAAGATGCATTAGAGATAGCGCGTGACTGCTTCATAAACGACACACAAGCTATCTCATGTATCCCATCGCCAGACCCACAACCAATGCCAGCGCGTAAGACTGATATGGAATGGGATGCCATGTCCAAGGTCGAGCGGGCTGAGTGGAAATATGAACTCACGAATATTCACGACAAGAACTCACGCGAGATATCTAAACGTGAAGCTACCATTCGTAAGATAACTCTGGGTGAACAGGTCAAAGGACGTGACTTATATAATGTCATCAAGTGTGACAGTCGCGGACGTATGTACTATGTAACCCCAGACCTAAATCCTCAAGGTGATAGCCTAGCCAGAGGCGTGATGCGATTTGCTGACGGTGAACCGTTGGGAGAGCGTGGTCTATTCTGGTTGGCAGTCCGTTTGTGTAATACATTCGGTGAAGACAAAATCACTTTCGAAGAGATGCAACAGTGGGCGACAGACAACCATGATCTGATCGTTCAGTCCGCAACAGAACCATTCGGATCGGGTGACCGTCTATGGACACACGCTGAGTCAGAACTAGAATTCTGGCAGACGTGTGTGGATTGGACACAAGCTACTGGTATGGACAACCCAGCTAAGTTTGTATGCACCCTACCTGTTCATCAGGATGGATCTAACAACGGGCTACAGTTGCTATCTCTTATCGGTCGCGATGCTGTAGGTGCAAAGCTGACAAACTGTTCTGCTAGTCCGGAGCGGTTTGATATCTACAGTGCAACGTCTGATGTGGTGAAGCGTCTAGTCGCTGATGATATTCAGAACGGCGTAAACCTTGAGCAAGCACACAAGTGGATTGGTCATGTCAACAGGTCTGTATGTAAGCGGGCTTGTATGACAACCAGCTACGGTGTGACACCTCGCGGCATCCAAGACCAACTTATCAAGGATGGTTTCTGTGATGCACTTGATGGAAATAAACTAGAGAACGCGGCGTACATGAGAGACAAACTATTGATCGCTCTCGACCAGACGATTGTCGCCAGCCGCCCTATCATGGATTACTTCCAGAAATGTGCAGTTGCATTAGCTGAATTCGATAAGCCATTACGCTGGGTAACGCCGGTTGGTTCTACCATCCAGCAATCCTATTGGAATGTCGCTAAGTCTGACGTGAAGACTGTCATGGGTTCTTACTTTATGTGGGATGAAAACCCTGACGGTGGTCTGAATGTCAGAAAGCAGATGCTATCTTCCTCACCGAATATCATTCACTCACTCGATGCCGCATTGATGCAGAAGGTGGTGGTAGAATTACGAGAGGAACATCATATCCATAGCATCGCTGCTATTCATGATAGCTTCGCAGTGTTGCCCAATAATGTGGACGTGATGCGTGATGTCATTCGTGATACAGCATACCGTATGTTCAAAGGTAACTGGATAGCCGAAGAGTTCACACCGTATATACATGAGTATGCACCAAACGTAGATTTACCGGACATACCAGAGCAAGGATCATTCGATGTATCTGAAGTACTCAAAGCTAAATACTTCTTTGCTTGATCTTTTGTACAGTAAACCTAGCACTAGCAAATAGAGCATCCTTATGCCAACTACATATCCACCGCGTACCCAAGAAGCAGAAGAGTTGGTTACGCGTATGGCATTCATCTTCTGGCAGTTGGGCTATCTGCCTGACGATTACAAGAAGAAACTTGAGGACGTGGGTGTGAACTACGATTGGTTCATATCCCAAGCTCTCCTGTTTCACCCCGACTTAACTGAAACAAAACACTGAGGTAATCAAAACTATGGCAAGCAATAAAGCAAGCATCCAAGTTTCTCCAAATGTAGTAGCCGCCTATGCATGGTTGGCAAAGCCTGACGAGGGTCAAGAGTTCTCTGATGGTAAATACAAAGTGACACTGGTCATGGAGAAAGGTGACCCAGAGATCGAGAAGTTCATCGAGACACTGAGTACTGTGTCAAAGGACATCGCGACCGCTGAGTTCAAGAAGCTACCATCCAATCTTCGTATGCCATTCAAGGATGGCGATGAGACTGAGAAGGAAGACTTCCAAGGTAAATGGTTGATCACCGCTAAGACAAAGTTCCAGCCTGGATTTGTCGATGCAGGGAAGAAGCAACTGGCTGTCGAAGACTGCCCGTCTTCTGGTGATCTCATCAAAGCATCGTTCCAACTGAAAGCATATAACACCGGTGGGAACAAAGGTGTCACCAGCCAGCTACGCAATGTAATGCTGATCGAGAAACGCAATCTTGGTCAGGGCGCAGCCGGTGATTTCGGTGAACACCAAGCCGTGCAGAATGATTCATCTGACGATGATGACTTCGACATCGCAATCTAACTTTGCAGAACAGGTACGGACTTATCTTATGGAGCGCGGGGCAACTGTAATCTTCTTAGAAGTAGAACCAGTTCCCGCATCCAGACCTCGCGTTTCGAGGTGGGGCACATACTACGGCAAGACTTATGAGAATTTCAGAGTGAAAGTCAAAGAGGCACTACGTCAATTTCAGGACAACGTGCGACACATAGACGGCTCTATAGAATGTCTCATCGAGATCGTTGCTACACGCCCCAAAACATCAAAGAGAGATTACCCGCGTGGAGACGTGGATAATTTCGCCAAAGGGCCATTGGATTCCATGACGAACAACGGGTTCTTTTGGAATGACGATGACCAGATCATCGCACTAGCGGTGACCAAACGATACGCCGAACCGGATGAGCCGGTTGGCATTAACATAACTTATGTGGAGTCAGTATGACACAGATAGAATTACTAAAGAGACACTTCAGTATGCGTTCATCAATCACGAACATCGAAGCACAAAACCTATATCGCATTCGTGCATTGCCCCGCCGCATCAGCGACATGGAAGCAACTGGTAAATTCAAGTTCAACCGTATTCGCAAAACAGATGTGACAGGACAACGCTATGTACGATACGCAATCGTCCGTGATTAAGACGCACGAACCATGTGAAGACTGTGGGTCAAGTGATGCACTCACAGTCTATGACGATCACACCTATTGCTTCTCTTGTCAGGAGCATAGGTGGACAGGTGAACAACAGACCGTAAGGAAAACTATGGACTCTGATTTAGTTAGTGGCGGTGTTTTTCGCGCATTGAGCAACAGGCGTATCACTGAAGACACTTGTAAGAAATTTGGCTACCGACTTGCGAAGGTCGGTGGCAAGGTCTGCCACGTTGCGCCGTACCGTAACAAGAAAGGTGACGTGTGTGGGCAGAAGCTACGGTTCGAGGGTAAACAGTTCCAGACCCGTGGCGACATGACTGATGTACAGTTATTCGGACAGCATCTCTGGAAGCCAGCGAAACGCTTGGTGATTGTAGAGGGTGAAATAGATGCCCTCTCCTACCAACAGTGTACCAAAACCTGGCCAGTGGTGAGCATCCCGAATGGCGCACAGTCAGCATCAAAAGCTATAAGTCGCAACATCGATTGGATCGAACAGTTCGAAGAGGTGTGCTTTCTCTTCGACCAAGACGAACAAGGCATGAAGGCTGCCAAGCAATGCGCTGAGATTATCAGCCCCGGTAAGGCGACCATCGCGACACTAGACAAATACAAAGATGCAAATGAGATGCTTGTAAACAATGCGGTCAAGGAATTGTTACAAGCTGTATATAACGCAAAGCCCCATAGACCGGACGGGGTGATCAACGGGAAGGAGATATGGGATGCCGTATCTAAACCCATCGTATTGGGTACACCATATCCGTTTGAGTCTTTCAACAAAGTACTCTTCGGTTTGCGCCCTGCTGAGATTGTTACGCTTACGGCTGGATCTGGTGTTGGTAAGTCTACGATTGCGGCTCAGATCGCATATCATCTCGCGGTATCGCAGGGTAAAACTATTGGCTATGTTGCGCTTGAGGAATCTATTGGACGCACTGGGTTGCGGTTCATGTCCTATGCCCTTGGCAAGCAGTTGCACTTGCCTCAAGACCTATCGGAAAGAGAGCGAGAAGAAGCGTTCAGCAAAACGCTAGGCACTGGTCGGTTCGTTCTGTATGACCACTTCGGTTCGATGGAGAGCGACCACCTACTTAACAAGCTGAGATACATGGTGAAGGGGTGCGGGTGTGAATACTTGTTCCTCGACCACCTATCTATATTACTGTCCGGCAGTGACTTTATGGTTTCGGGTGGTGATGAGAGAAAGCAGATCGACTACGTCATGACCAAGCTACGGTCATTCGTACAGGAAACCAATGTAGGTATGATGGTCATATCACACCTACGCCGTCCACAAGGTGATAAAGGTTTTGAGGACGGACAAATACCAACACTATCTAGTCTTCGGGGATCACAAAGTATCGCGCAGATCAGTGACCAAGTACTCGCTGTTTCGCGCAATGCGTCTGAAGGTGAGAATGTGTTGAAGGTAAAATGTCTCAAGGATCGCCACGCGGGTAACACGGGTGATGTTTGTGCATTACGTTTCAACTCTGATACTTCGTTTCTTGAAGAGGTGACGGAGTTCCATAGCGAAGAGGACATAAGACTATAAGCAGAAAGTCTGAGTACCAACGCAAGGAACGTACAGCAAGACGGAAAGCTCTAATAGAAAGACACGGTGATAAATGTGATAGGTGCGGTGTTACATACCCGCCTGAAGTCTATGACTTCCACCATATAAATCCAGCTACCAAAAGTTTTAATCTGCAAGTATCGCAGATGACAGCAGTAAGCATGGCAAGGCTGGTAGAAGAAGCGGACAAGTGTGCGCTCCTTTGTGCCAACTGCCACCGGCAGGTTCACGCAAACAACGAGGAAAAATATTTTGGAAAAGATACTAATAGCAGACATAGAGACGGACGGTTTGATAGCTACCAAGGTTCACTGTTTAGCGATAGCGAACTCCCTATCTCCGACAGATACGATAGTGTATGCCGACCATCCGAACTATCCACCACTCAAGGAAGGACTAGCGAGGCTGGAGACAGCGGACAAGACAGTATGGCACAACGGTCTGGGGTACGATTACCCAACGATCATACGTCTTTTTCCTGACCTTAAACTACAGCGAACCCAAGTTATAGATACACTTATATTATCTAGACTTGCTAACCCAACCCAGCGCAAACACTCGCTGGAATATTGGGGTGAACTACTTGGCTACCCGAAGGGTGAGTTCGATGATTGGGAGAAGTTCAGCGATGAGATGGCTGAGTACTGCGCCCGTGATGTCGAGGTGACAGCCAAGGTTTATAACAAGCTGATGGAAGAACTGTCAGATCCAACATGGGCTGATGCCATCAAACTAGAACATGACTTCGCATATGTCATTAACCTACAGGAACAGCATGGCTTCCGCCTCAACGTAGAGATGGCAGAGGAACTATGCGCTGAACTACGCCAGCGTATGGCGGACATCGAGGTTGAACTCCAAGAGGCATTCCCGCCGATTACCCATGAGCGTTACAGCGAGAAGACAGGTAAGCGGCTCAAGGATTTTGTCGAGGTGTTCAACCCTGGTTCCCGTCAACAGATTGCGTCACGACTCGCAGAGAAGTATGGGTGGCAGCCCAAGGCTTTCTCACCATCAGGTGCGCCTAAGATCGATGAGACTGTACTGTCTTATCTACAGTACCCCGAAGCCAAACTTTTGAATGACTACCTGTTTTGTCAGAAGCAACTTTCGCAGATAAGTGAGGGGGATTCTGGCTGGCTAAAGTGTGTAACCGAAGACGGCTATGTGCATGGCAAGGTAAACACCATCGGTACAGCAACGTCACGTTGTAGCCATTGGGGGCCTAACATGGGGCAGATCAGCAAGCGTGATCTTCGGATGCGTGAAGTCTGGTTGCCTGACATCGAGGACAAGCTGGTTGGTTGTGATGCTGACGCATTGGAACTGAGGATGCTTGCTCACTATCTGGGTCACTTCGATGGCGGGGCGTATGCTGATGCGTTGCTCAAAGGATCGAAGGAAGACGGCACGGATGTACACTCACGCACCGGCAAGGCACTAGGTGTCAAATGCCGGGATCTCGTAAAAAGAGCTACATATGCTTTCCTTTACGGGGCAAGTGACCGCAAGTTGCAGTCCATCATGAAGGACGCTGGCATCTACATGAAGGGTAAGGAAGTACGGCAACGGATGGAGAAAGGTATCACCGGACTCGACAAGCTGGTGGACATCATCGCCAAGCGTTGTGAGCGTGGTTACTTACTTGGTATCGATGGACGTAAAGTTCCCATCCTGTCACCACACTCAGCCCTTAACTTCTGCTTACAGTCAGCCGGTGCAATCGTGATGAAGAAAGCATTGGTGGCATTTCACTATGACCTAGCCGCTAAAGCTGGGCACGTTCAAGAAGACAGACCGGTGTCATTTCATTACTGCGCCAACGTGCATGATGAAGTCCAGATGTCTGTGCGTGAGGAACACGCTGAGACTATAGGCAAGCTGTTCGCAGATGCCATTGCCCTAGCTGGTGAACAACTCAAACTAAAATGTCCGGTGTCCGGTTCTTATGACATTGGCAACAACTGGAAGGAGACTCACTGATGGTTACTTGGAAAGTGATCATGATCGTATGTGCCGCCGGTGATCCTACATCTTGTTTTACTGTCGCAGACGAATGGGGGCCATGGGATACTGAGAAGCTATGTGAACAACGTGCCATGCATATGGCACAGACAACATTAAGACTAATGCCACCCGCTGACTTGTGGTGGAAATGTGAGAAGGACGGAATAGATACATGACTACAGCAATCATAGATGGCGACATCATTGCCTTTAAGTCTGCCGCTGCGGTCAGCGTGAAGGAAGACACTATCATGCAGTTCGACCCAGCGCGGGCTAAAGAGTATGTGGACTTCATGATGAACGAGTGGATAAAGCGTATCAAACCTAACGTAATATTGATGTGTTTTTCAGACCCCAGCCGCCAGTATTTCAGGCACAATATATATCCTGAGTACAAAGCAAATCGTGGTGGAATGGAACGACCTTCTGCACTCACATTCACATACGAATATCTCGCAGAAAAATATCGCGTTGTTCAGAAAGCCGGACTCGAAGCTGATGACCTGTTGGGTATCTTAGGTACACAGCCGGACATCGAGAATCCTGTCGTGGTTAGTATTGATAAGGACATCATGACCCTACCTTGTAAGGTCTTTAATCCTGACAAGATGCGGCGACCAATTCGTATAAATCCTAATGTGGCTGACCTTGCAGTATTCAAGCAAGCGATGATGGGTGACAGTAGTGACAACTACAAAGGCATCCCCCGCATAGGTACAGCAAAAGCAGATAAGATATTGGCAGATGCACCACACCCAAAGTTAGCATGGGATGTCACGCGTGATGCGTTCATCTCTAACGGATTAACAGAAGCCGATGCACTACTGATGGTACGCCTAGCGCGTATCCTGAGACATGGCGATTACAAAGAAGCAACAGGAGAAGTTCGACTATGGACTCCAGACAAGCAAGACACATGGATGAAGCTATCAGCCCAAGCCATTACCAATTCACCGGATGGGTCACACTCGAAGACGGAACAAGAGTCAGAGCCAGCATCGAAACCAAAGAGTACATCAAGGCAGTCTGCCAAACACTCGATGGAGACGAAGCATGGGCAGTCAGTAACATCATCAAATACATCAGCCGATACAGAACAAAGCACAGAGACAACGTCAAACGAGACATCAACAAAGCCATCGAGTACTGCGACTTTCTCAAAGAAATCATCGAGGAGAAAGAAACAGAATGATGCGTGATGTAACTTGTGAAGCAATGGTTACGTCCTTCAATAAAGCGATGGGCGCACCTGTTGACGTGAAGATGACAGTCGATGAACTGATGTTACGTCTCGAACTTATTCGTGAGGAATTCAAAGAATTCTCAACAGAAGTACATAGTGCGGCGTGGCGGCTATCTCATAGTAAGCCACCCGACAACATGGAAAACCTACTCAAAGAACTTGCTGACCTTCAGTACGTTCTTTCTGGGTTCGCAGTGGTATTTGGTCTTCCGCTGCGCCCAGCTTTCAATCGAGTGCATGAAAGCAATATGTCGAAACTTGGCGATGACGGTAAGCCGGTCATGCGTGAAGACGGTAAAGTTATGAAAGGCCCTAATTACAAAAAACCTGATTTGAAGGATTTGGTATGATCAGCAATCAACACTACGGGCCATCTCTCCCGTTATCAGAAGAGATCGATAAGATAAAATACCGGCAGCATGGTGAGGACTTTTATTCTAAGGTCGTCCGTATTGCTAATGCACTTAAAGATGACGCTCACCATTTCGAGGCATTCAAAGATGCGATGCGGCATATGCGGTTTCTACCAGCCGGTCGTGTCCAGAATGCTATTGGTGCGGCACGGATGACCACCGCGTATAACTGCTTTGTGTCATCTAAGATCGAAGACAGCATGGAAAGCATTATGTCTGTGGCTACAGAAGCCGCTGAGACTATGCGCCGTGGTGGTGGTATTGGATATGACTTCAGTCACATCCGCCCACGCGGTGACCGCATCAAAAGCCTAGAGTCCAAATCATCTGGGCCTATTAGTTTTATGGGCATCTTCGATGCTGTCTGTCAGACCATTGCTTCCAGCGGCCACAGACGTGGCGCACAGATGGGCGTGATGCGTATAGACCACCCCGACATCGAAGAGTTTATCAACGCCAAACACAACAGTGATAAGCTGACCGGCTTCAATATATCTGTCGGTGTGACTGATAGTTTCATGGAGCATCTGCGTGAGAAGAAACCGTTCCCGCTAGTGTTCGAAGGTGAAGTCTATAAGGAAGTCGATCCAGTTGCGCTCTGGGATCTTATCATGCGTAGCACATGGGATTGGGCAGAGCCAGGGGTACTCTTCATCGACACCATCAACAAGAAGAATAACCTGTGGTACTGCGAGACTATCTCAGCCACGAACCCATGCGGGGAACAACCTCTGCCACACAACGGTGCTTGTTTGTTGGGTTCATTCAACCTAGTGAAGTACGTTCTTGACGGTAAGTTTGACTATGGTCTGTTTACTGGTGACATCGCTAATGTTGTACGGGCGATGGACAATGTGATTGATCGCACCATCTACCCACTCAAGGAACAAGAGATCGAAGCCAAGGCTAAGAGACGTATGGGTCTTGGTGTTACCGGTCTGGCTAACGCTGGTGAAATGATGGGGATGCCATATGCTTCACAAGAATTCATGCAGTGGACGGAGAAGGTACTGACGATACTGCGTGACCATTGTTATGCAACATCGGCTGACCTTGCGGCAGAGAAAGGTTCATTCCCTAAGTACGAAGAAGAACTGTATACACAAGGGGAATTCTACAAGACCTTATCTGATTGGGTTAAGGAAAAGATTGAACGTAATGGACTACGGAATTCCCACCTGACCAGCATCGCCCCTACCGGTACTATCAGCCTGACCGCCGACAACGTATCGTCTGGTATCGAGCCACCGTTCAGCTTGTACTATGACCGGACTATCCAGAACTTTGATGGTCAGACCATCGAGCGGGTAGAGGACTATGCGTACCGTCAAGGTTTTTCTGGTCGTACTGCAAATGAGATCCCAGCGCGTGACCATGTCCGTGTCTTGGCACTAGCATCAGGTCTGGTGGACTCTGCCGTATCAAAGACCTGTAACGTGGGTGATGATGTGACCTATGAAGAATTCAAGACGCTGTATGAGAATGCTCATGCGCTGGGCTGTAGTGGAATAACTACGTTCCGCGCCGCTGGAAAAAGATATGGAATTCTGAATGAGGTCAAAGAACAGGACAACGAGCCTAAAGCTGAAGCCTGTTTCATCGATCCTAATACCGGACAGAAGGAGTGTGCATGACACCCCAAGAGTTTGGAATGTGGGGTCTAGCAGTTATCGTATGGCTCTTCGCGGCATTCTTCGCCGCGTGGGGCTATGCGGCTGTCAGATCCGAAAAGCATAAGATGTGGTTAGAGGAACAAATGCGATTGCGTTTTCTTGAACAAGTAGACCGCGAAGAGATGCAAATTGAAATCCACGAAGAATAGAGGATGGTTCTGCCCATGACAATTAAACTTGACGAAGACTATCCTTTCCCTGCCACCGCGGATCAACTGATTGACACACTCGATCAGACGTACCCGCATCGATGTATGGGGAAAGATGAAGACTTAATTGCACACCAAAGATATAGCGCGGTACGGGAACTGATTGATCAGCTTATTGTAGCCCGCGCTGAATACTATGAGGAACAGTTTGATGATAAGACCAATGAGTCCGGCTGATGTTGATGAATGTATAGCATTCGGAAAAGAGATGCATGAAGAAAGCTATTTCAAATCTTTAGACTTCTCTCAGGAAAAACTTCAGCTACTGTGGCGGACGATTACGTCTCAGCCTGATAACTTCTGCGCGTTTGTCGCAGAGAAGAATGACCGTCTCATCGGCTTGTTCATCGGTGTATGTCAAGAACATTGGTTTGGGAACGACAAAGTATCATGTGACCTAGCCTTGTTTATTACTAAAGAGGAACGAGGTGGTACTGCCGCCGTCCGTCTAATTAAAGCCTATGAACAATGGGCGCGGGATGTAGGCGCAGCGGAGATTCACATCGGTACTTCGACTAACGTCAACTCAGATCGCGTTATGAAACTATTCGAGAAGATGGGTTTCGGAAATAAAGCGTTCTATTACCGGAAGAGGATTTAGCTATGTGTGGAGGAAGATCATCCGCCCCGCCGCCACCTCCACCGCCACCCCCAGCACCACCAGCCCCGACTGGCCCAGCCCCATCAGCAAGCACATTGCCTGATGCACAGGGTTACATTCAGTCACGCCGGAAGAAGAAAGGTGCAGCGCGTCAAAACCTACGGATTCAATTGAACCAAGGTAATGGCATGGGAACTGCGGTTGGAACAGGCATTAACACTAACCAATAATAGGTGAAACCAAATGGCAGAAACGGCACGATCCCGCTATGAACTGATGAAGCGGAAGCGTGACCCATATCTACGAAGGGCTAGAGATTGTGCCGCTCTGACAATACCAGCCCTGATGCCGCCGGAAGGACACAACGAATTCGCTGTTCTTCCAGAGCCGTATCAGGGTCTTGGTGCTAGAGCCACAGTGAGCCTTGCCAGTAGACTTATGGTCGCGATGTACCCGCCCGGTAAATCATCGTTTAAGCTAGACGTACCAGCCGAAGCCCGTCTTCAAGCTGGTGAAATGGCACTCTCCCCTGATATCGAACAGGGGCTTGTCATGTCAGAAACGCTTATCGGTGCAGAGATCGAGCGGAAGCAATGGCGTAGGTCAACGAACCTTGCGCTACAGTATCTATTGGTGACAGGCAACTGTCTCGAATTTATGCAACCAGACAACACCATTCGCATCTTCAGGCTAGACCAATACTGTGTCAGCCGTGATATGCAGGGTGATGTACTGGAAATAATTACAGAGGAATATCTAAGCCCTGAGAGCCTACCGGAACAGGCAAAGGGTATGGTCAGTTCTGAGGATTTCAGCGACAACCGCGTGGCACTCTATACGCATACTAAGCGTAACAAGAAGGGTGAATACGAGGTCTATCAGGAAATCAACAGTAAGACTGTACCTAATTCTAAAGGTGTATATACAGTAATTCCTTACAATGCATTACGCTATACCAGCGTGATTGGTGAAGACTACGGTCGAGGCAAAATTGAAGAACACTTGCCAGACCTACGCACCATCGATGCGTTGTCAAAATCTCTCATTGACGGTGCGGCTATGGCTTCGCGCAATGTCACTATGATCAGACCCAACGCGGCTGGGGGTATCAACCTACGCCGCCGCATCGCAAAGGCAGACAACGGCGACATCGTTGTTGGTAATGCTGAAGACATTGTGATGCTACAATTCCAGAACAATAACGGTATGCAGCTTTGTGCCGCTGAACTGGAACGACAGACCCGTGAAGTATCACAAGCGTTTCTGATGGGCGCGGCAACAGTCCGTGATTCAGAGCGTACCACCGCATTCGAGGTCAGACGTATGACTGAAGAACTCGAAAGTACATTAGGTGGGGTTTACTCACAGCTTTCAGAAACTATGCAACAAGCGCGGATGACTCGTTTGATAACGCAGATGAAACGTGCAGGGCAACTACCGGCCTGGCCTGATGGTCTGGTCGAGCCAGTTATTCTTACTGGTATGGAAGCCTTGGGTCGCGAACAAGATGTCAACAAGGTTCAGACTGCACTCCAGTTCATTTCTGGTATGCCGCCTGAAATGATGAAGTATATCAAGATGGATGTACTTCTTGGTAAAGCCTTTCATGGTTTGGATTTACCTGACGCAATTCGCAACAAACAAGAAGTCATGGAAGAAGCGCAAGAACAGGCGCGGATGCAAGCACTACAGACAGGGGCTAATGCCGCTGCTCAACAGGCTGGTATGCAAGGCGCACAAGCAGTTGTCCAACAAGCTATGCAGCAATAAATGTGAGGTAAATAATGAACGATACAAATGCACAAGTTGTGCCGGGGTCTGAAGAATACAATCAGCAAATGATTGACAGATTTCAAGGTCAGGACGCTGAAGCAGAATTAGGCAATCAGCCTGATCCCGTACCGGTTCAGCCCATGCCAGAAGGTGGATACGAGAAGTTCTACGATCAATCTACTGGTGAATATAATTGGGAGAACCATGCCAAAGAACTTGCTTACAGATTGCAACAACAGCAATCCCAAGAACAGGTGGAAGATCAACAGACCGGTGAGACGGCGGAGCAAAAGACAGCCGTCAACGACATCATCACCCAAGCCGGTCTTGACCCAAATGTCTTGCGACAACAACTCGA